TTTCTGAATTGCAGGATTTGATTGACAAGTTCAATGCCGCTAAGCCAGCCGACCAAAAGGCCGCAATGGAAGAGATTGTAAACTTCCTGGCAGATGATTACCGTCAGATTACCCTTGCTGCTCACAAACGCATGGATATTATTGTTGGTGCCTTGTTGATGCTTGGTGAAGCCACCGTTTATAACAAGGATGCTGCAATTACTTCCGGTCAGACCAATAATAAACTGTTGGAAATTACCCTTCCGTTCAACTTTATCAAGCCGATAAGTGGCGATGTGATTGTAGACGGAAAGAATATGTTTATCTCTTATTTGAGAGAGAAACTTCATTCCTTGGCTCCCGATTACGGAGTTTATGCCAAGATGATTATGACACGTACATCTTTCAATAAGCATGTTCTTGGTTCATCCGAGTTTGGAGAGCAATATAAGATGATTCTCGGTACTAACGAAATGAAATTGAGTACAGGCTTGGTTTCCTCTTCTTTGGCTTCCGAAGTGTTCACCGGTATCGGCCTGCCGCGTATTGAAATCAAGGAAGATTACGTGAAAGACCAAACGGGAAAGAATGTGCAGATTTACGCAGATAATCGTATTACCCTGCTACCCTCTGACCAAATCGGTTATATGCGCCACCATACCCCGTATGAAGCGGCCGACCCGGTACAGGGACGTACTTATATCCCGTCAGAAGGTCAGATGCTTATCTCCAACTATCGCGACAAAAACGGTCGCTATATGGAATATACGGCAGAGTGGATTCCGCAGATTTCCAATCCGGATTTGATTACCAATATCGACTTGAGCGAGATTGCATCAATCCAATCAGCATAAGGAGGTGACTATGAAAATAAGGGTTATATCTGTTTTTCGCGACAAGTTCACCGGTAAGTATTATACTCCTGGTGAAGTGATTGAAGTCAGCGAGGAATCGCGTGTGATGGACATGGAGAGCCGCAGGCTTGCCGAACGGGTTGAGGTGAAAACTCCCGAAGTGAAGGCTCCCGAAGAAAAGAAAGAGGTTAAAATCTCCCTTTTTGAAAAAGAGTTTGATAAAAAGGTTTTGGTTGATGCTTTAAAGTCTATCGGCGTGCAGGCTTCCGGTAACATGAAAGAAGAAACTCTTTTGGGTAAGGTTGCAGAATTTGATGAAGAATCAACTGCCAAGCTGAAAGAAGCATTAGGAATTGAGTAAGGATAGGGTAGTTTACTCTACCCTTCCGTTGTCTAATTTTATAAATCAGAAAAGAAATGAAGAATTTTATTTTTGCCATGTGTGGTTTTTTGATGATGTCTTTGGTTTCGTTGAGCGTGCAGGCATCAAGTGTGAAATCTCCTAAGTGTGAGTACGTGAATCCATCTGTTGATGTTGGTTTGCCAGACATTCAGTGTATCACTTTTGAAGCATCTCCTGTTGATTGTGTTGTGCTGACCGTTCCGCAGCCAATATTTATGGTTGTGGATAGTCCAGTGAAGCAACCAGTGATTATTACGGCAATGCAAAGGAAACAGATTTCAGTTCCTAAATGCCCGTTCCGGTACGTCTATAAGTCGAAGTATTGCACACATTATAGTCATACAGCTATAGTAAACTGATTACACCATATTAAGATGACGGTAAACGAATACATATCACAGAAGTTTCAGACTTTCGGCATTCAGTTGTCGGAAGCTGACCTCTTGGATATGTGTCTGAACGCGAAGATAAGCGGAGAGGATGAGATGAATCAGGATTGTCAAACGCGGGTGTCGGTGGCAATTGCGAAGTTCATCCCCTCCCTATTACTCCGTGCCACTTCAATCAGTGAAAGCGGTTTTTCTATGTCTTGGAACATTCAAGGTATTAAGGATTACTATTCATTTCTGTGTAAACAGTACAGTTTGAAAGACGAGTTGAGCAACAAACCTAAATGCACTTTCTTATGATATTCGCTCCACACATATTACAAGTAAAGGTAATCACCCCGATGGAAAAGGATGAGTTCGGCAGACCCATTCCCGGAACTGGCGGTGAATGCTGGCAGGATGTATGTAAGTGCCGTTGTGATGATAACACTACCAAAGAGTTTACGTCTGATAACGGTTCTGTGTATCGTCCTAACTACCATGTGGTGTGCGAGAAGAGAATCACTGTCAAGGCAGGGGATGAGGTCCGTTGCATGGATGGCGATAATTTGAGAGGGCAAGGCGAGGTTTATACGGTGAAGAGTATGAACTACTTTAACTATTCGGAACTATGGATGTAGATTTCGATTTCTCCGATGTTGATCCCTTTTTCGATGAAGGGGAAGCTGAAATTCTTGCCGGTATGGAAGAAGAAGGTAAAGCTTTCGTAGAAGATGCAAAAGCTACTGGAAGTTATACAGACCGCACAGGGCATTTGAGAGCATCTAACGGTTACGAGGTAGACAAAGATGGATTGACATTGAAGAACGAAGCGGAATATGCCTCATTTGTCGAATCCAAGGGATTTAAGGTAGCTGGAGAAGCAGCATTAAGAACTGGAGAGCGATGTAAAAAACGATTTGAAAGATGATAACAACAGGTGATGTTTACTGCATTCTTCATAAAGTCTGTGAGCAATTTGGTATCACGGAGATATACGATGGCTTAGATGAACCGAAAGAAGAAGTCAAGTCTGAACGTATTGTGATACGCACCGGTTCACAGAGTAATAGTCAGATATGGGAAAAATCATTTGTCAATATCAACTTCTGTACTCCTTTGAACATTGACGGAAGTACGAATACCGTTAGACTTAACGAAATAGAACGAATGGTTAAGCCGGTCTTTAAAGATGGAGACGTGATTGAGTACAATGGCTCAATATGTAATTATGAGAATGGCGGTGACGGGTGGATGTCAAGAGAAGCAGACACAGCTTTGAAGTGTCATTATGTGAATGTAAGAATTCTATTTGAAGTATTAAATGTAATTTGAAAAATATGAAACCATTTATTGGAATTAAAAAAATTTGGTACGGTCCGGTTATTACTGCTACCGTTACTCCTACAACTCTGAAAACATGGTTAGCAGCCGCCACAGAAGTAAAGAACTCTCATCAGGACACTTGGGGATATACAGAAGATGATCCCACAACGACTGATTATGTCAATGAGTTGACTGGAAAAGTCTACTATAAGGATGTTACAGCCAAGGGAGCAAAGACTATAGCGTTCACTATGGGCGAATATGCTTTTGAAGACAAGAAGGAATTACAGGGAGGTGAACTTGTTAAGGATGAACAAACTGTAGTAGGTTGGAAAGAGCCGGAAGTTGCTGAAATAATCAACAAGGCTGTTGTTGGTATGACTAAGACAGGCAATTATATTGTATTTACCAATGCCGCTGTGATCGGCAAGGGAAATTTTGTTGAGAAGAATATAGGGTTGGGTGTTTCTGCTGTTGCGATGGAAAATTCTACTGTTGGAGTTGCTGGTGAGTATTGGTTTGATGGAGAAAAGGTAGATGTACCTGAGGCTTAACCTAGGTAAAGAGCAATATTTTTAGGATGGCGGTGGGTGATTGCTCACCGCTTTTTTAGTTTATGGAAAAGAATGCATCAAAAATAATAAATGCAGCTGTTTTAGGGAAAGACTTTGAAACGGTGTTTGTAAATGGTAATGTTTATGTGATTCATCCTCCTACGATTCATAAGATAGCAGGGGCGGGATATTATCTTTGTGACTTGAAAGAAGCTGTAACCGTCATGGATATGCTTCGTTCATTGAAGGATGTAGAAATGGCTTCTCGTGCGCTATCGTGGCTTATTCAGGGCGATGAGAATCTATCTGAGGAACTGTCGGCTGGAACATTTGATGAGGTGGTAGAAGCATTGGCAACCGGGCTTTCGATGGTTTCCGCTGAAAATTTTTACAAGCTGTCAGTTTTAGCCAAGAACGTAGCAACGCTGACAGCAAAGGAACGGTCGTAGGAAACGTCACGTTATTAGGTCAAATTGCTACGTTCATGGAGGTTTTACATCTAAGTTACGATGAAGTTGTATTTAAAATTCCATATCGCAATTTGATTATTATGCAAAAAGATAAATTGCATACGGTTTATGGAGATGTTCTTCAAGAAGTAAATGAAGAAGAGTTTTTTAAAACAAAAGGTAAGAACCCATTAAAATAATTATATATGGGATATTTGTTTAACATTTAAAATTTAAAGCTGAGTCAAAAGAAGAAAAACTAAATCAGGTTGGGAAATAGCCCGACAAGCGAATAGAATTGCAGAAAGACGTTACGGGAGCGATGCAAGCAACCCCAATAATCTTGTGAATCGGATTCAAGGTCGATATTTGGGAAACTTCAACAGAACAGGTACGAGTTGGAATAAGCAGGTTTCACGTAGGATTTATATGGGAAATACTAATGGGTAAAGTAAAGGCAAAGCCGGATTTCTCCGGCTTTAGTTTATTCTTAAATAGGTTGTCTTGTTTTTACTCATGATTTAACTTAAGGGATAACTGTATTAAATCTTATCACTAAAATGTGGAGCATATTCTTTAAGTCTATACTTTAGACGGTTTAATGTTTGATTATCTTCTATTTCTTCTAATTTTGTAATGATTTCATAAAATTTATTGCTATTTTCTTGCATGGCATATATACATGCTAAATTGTATAATCCATCTGATACTTCGTAATCTTCATTTGCGAAAAATAGCCCTAATTCAATATCATTTCTCGCTTCATCTAATCTATGTAAACGCTTTAATAGACTTCCTCTATATATATAGATTCTAGCTTTTAAATTAGTATTAGGATTTTCGGGAATATATGTTATAGCTAAACTATATGATTCAATTGCCTTTAAATAATATTTCTTATTTCTTGAATTAGCAAATGCTATTCCTTGAGAAAAAAATAGTTCCCAGTTGTTATTGTTGCTTTTTGTTACATACTCAAATTGCTTAGCAGCTTTCAGCCATTCTTCATTTGCTGAAAAAGCTTTGGCCATTAATAAATGAAGTTCAATATCATTCATTGGAGGTTGTGATAGATTCTGCTTCAATCTTTCATAATCTTTGAATAAATTTTTGATCTCTATCAGGATGTTTTTATCTATCTCACTCTTTATGCTATTTATATAAGAATAAGAATTTACATTAGATTCTGCTAATTTTTTCTCAAGTTGTGTTTTACTTTCTTTTAATTCAGCAATTTGTTTATTTGATATTTCTTCAGATATGCTATGTATATCTTTAAGGCTATCAATTTGATTTTTAAAAAAAGATTCTTTTTCTCTTAATACTTTTATTATTCCTATAGATATCGCCATGTTGATTATGGATATAATATCTGAGATATTTAATGTAGTTTCCATAGTAATTATTTGATGATTCAAATTTCTTTATTAGCTTTTTCGCATTTGCCTTGCTATTAATAGTAGAGGGACTGTTTTTCTGTCTGCTCCTATTACTTTATATGAAGATTATAGCAAAAATATTAAGAAGGTTTGTGATTTCCAATTATTTCACGACAATTATTCCATTATCGTGTTTTTGCAGTATCTGAAATGGCAAAATCAATCACCATAACTTATCTTCACAATTATTTTCCAACAATCCTCCGATTGTCGTGCATTAGTAAGTGGACTAAAGTTTGGATATGTGGTAGCTTAGAGTAGTAAATAATTTAAAATCAGAATAAAATGGGAAAGCTCGTGTTTCGTGTGCAGGCCGATTATGAAGAGGTCGTTAAACTCCGCAATGAGATTGCAAAATTGAAGCAAGAATTAAAGGGCATGGATAGCACGCAGTCGCCTGCTGCTTTCAAGTCTCTGAATACCCAGTTATCTGCATCCACACAACGGATGGATGAACTGGTAAATGAAGCCGCCAAAGCCGGAGCGATGATGGAGGGCAGCTTCAAAAAGAAAATCTTCGATGCCTCCCAATCAGTAAATGGGTTTACAGAAAAAATCATTGCTCAAAAGGCAGTGGTTAAGGATATTGAAGCGGACGTGAAACGACTTGGAGAAGCCTATCGTATTGCATTGAAGCGAAATCCATTATCAGCAAGTAGCAAGTTAGAAGAATACAACGCCGCTCGTAAGGCTCTTGATGAAGAAAAGGCTGCATTGTTCGGGCTGACTCAACAACAAGCCGAAGCTCGTCTTTCCGTTAAGAAGCTCCGTGATGAATACGCTCTTTACAAGGATGATGCAAAAGAGGTGGTAGAAACCAATAATGGCATTGCTATTTCTTGGAAGAAAGCGTTGGCGGTTATTGGTGGTGCTGGAGTATTAAAGGCATTAGGTTCTGAAATGATTCGTGTTCGTGGTGAGTTCCAAGCGGCCGATACTGCTATTCAAACATTGTTAGGTAGCAAGGAGAAAGCCGATGCGCTCATGGCGCAAGTTCGTGAGTATGCCAAGATTTCCCCGTTGGAATTTTCCGATGTCACTTCCGCTACACAGATGATGTTAGGGTTTAATATCGAAGCTGAAAGAGTACCACGTTTTCTTTCTGCCATTGGTGATGTTTCTATGGGGAATACACAGAAGTTTAACTCTCTTACTTTGGCTTTTTCTCAGATGTCAGCAGCAGGTAAGCTGATGGGGCAAGACCTTAATCAGATGATTAATGCCGGATTCAACCCCTTGCAGATGATAGCTGAAAAGACAGGGAAGTCTATTGCCACACTCAAAGATGAGATGTCTAAGGGGGCTATTTCCGCAGAAATGGTACAACAGGCGTTTATTGACGCCACTTCCGCAGGCGGTCGGTTCTATAATATGTCCGAGAATGCTTCAAAGGAGATAAACGGTCAGCTATCTATGATGCAGGATGCTTTGGATTCTGTGTTTAACGAACTAGGGCAGAAGTCAGAAGGGGTAATTATGGATGGTATTCAAATGACTACTTCGCTGATTGAAAACTATGAGACAGTCGGAAAGGTGCTTGCTGGATTGGTGGTTACTTACGGGACGTATAGGACTGCCGTAATGTTAGTTACTGCTGCTGAAAATGGTCATTCTGCGGCAACATTAATTATGCGTGGAAGAATATTATTAGCGCAGAAAGCACAGGCATTACTGAATGCTACCATGTTGAAAAATCCGTATGTCTTGTTGGCTACGGTGGCAATTGGCGCAGCTTCTGCTGTGTGGGCATTTAGCAAACGAACAACTGAAGCACAAGAAGTACAAGAAAGGTATAATGCTTCAAAAGAAGATGCTATACGAAAAGAAGAATCTCACAGGCAAGAAATTCAACGTCTTATTTCTGTCGCAGGCGATGAAGCGGAAGCTACAGCAAACCGCAATGCTGCAATAGAATCACTAAAAAAGGCATATCCGGGAATCATCGAAAAATATATTGATGAGGAAGGGCATTTGACAAATTTGATTCAGTTGCAGAAAGACCTTAACGAGGAACAATCTAAGCGGAAAAAAGAAAGCAATCAGGAAAAACTTGCTTCCATAAATGCCAAAGTTAGGAATCAAGAAGAATATGTATCAGGGATGTCGGGTAGTAAAGAGGCTATCAATGAGGCTAATGATGTTCTTAAAGAACTTCAAAGACAACAAAAGGAGGCTCAAGCTGCCGTAAATACCGACTATATAAATGCTCGCATTGAAGAAGCTAAAAATTTTTCTGATGACGAACTTAAAAAAGCTATATCTCAATGGAAATCTTCTCTTTCAAGAGTAACAGAAGAGATGATTGGGGAATTTTCACGTGATGAAGTATCTTCATTTGTGAAATCACTTGAGACATTGCAGTCTGCAAGAGAAAAGCAATCTAAAAATAAGAAATATTGGGAAACAAAAAAGAAAGAAGCTGAAACCGCTTTAAACTCCATTGCGTCTTCTCAAAAGAAATTAATGGACGCTGGTAAGTTTAAAGGGATAGACGAAGCCGTAGTAAAGAGTTACAAGGATAATGTTAAGAAGCTAAAGGAGGCTGAAAAAGAACTGAAAGTTTACGATTCGTCTTCCAAACAAGAAAAGGCTTCTGAAAAACAGAAGAAAGAACAGCAAAAGTCTGCCGAGGAACTTCTTTCTCTTCGTCGCCAGAACCAGCAGGATGAAGTCAGTTTGATGAAAGAAGGTACGGAGAAGAAACTGAAACAGATAGATTTGGATTATCAAAAAGAACTGGACGCCATTAAAAAACAGGAGAAAGACCTGTCAGAAAAGCAAGGTGGAAAGTTGACCCCTGAACAATCTATAGAGATTTCAGCTCGTTACACTAATGCTGAAAATAAGAGAGATAAAAATATTGCTGACGTAACAAAAGAACAACTTAAAGCTGAACAGCAGGCGTTGAATGATTACTTGAAAGAGTATGGCACATTCCAGCAACAGAAATTCGGCATCGCCCAAGAATATGCCGAGAAGATACAAAAGGCTCAGAATGAAGGCGAGCGTTTGATATTGAAGAAACAGCGTGACATCGCCATCCAAAACAAAGAGACTGAAGTTGTTAAAGCCAATATCGACTGGGTGACTGTGTTCGGAGAATTTGGTTCCATGTTTTCTGATCTGATTAAACCTACTTTGGAAGAAGCAAAGAAATATGTACGGACTGACAAGTTCAAGAACTCCGATCAGGCAAGCCAGAAATCATTGATTGACGCTATCAACCGGATGGAAAAGTCTTTGGGCGGTGCCAGTGGAGTGAATTTCAAGAAACTTGGTGAGGATGTAAAAGCCTATCAGACAGCGGAACAAAATCGTATCAATGCAGTAGAAATCGAAACGGAGGCTTTGGACAAGCTCCAAAAAGCGCAAGAGGACTACACCAAGGCACAGAAGGATGGAACTGAAGAGGAAAAGCAGGCTACCGCGAATGCCCTTGATATAGCACGGCAGAATGCTGACATTGCATCTGCCAACGTAAAGACGCAAACGGATATCGCCAACCAGGCCCAGCAGAACATGACCGATACCGCCACTAAGCTGAAAGCGAGCATGGAGAACTTGTTGGGAGGGTTGCAACAACTGTCTTCGGGCGGATTATATAACGCATATAGTGGAATTATCAAGACGGTGAACGGATTCAAAGATGTGATAGGTAAAACGTCTGATTCCCTTAAGGAGGTTCCCATTGTCGGATGGATTCTGTCCATCATTGACGTGCTCAAAGACGGATTGAGCAATCTTGTTGGCGGTCTGCTAGATGCTGTCTTGAATGCTGTTAGCGGCATTATTAGTGATGTTTTGTCTGGAGACTTGTTTGTTACAATTGGTAGGTCTTTAAGAGATGGCATAGGTAATATTCTAAATGCAATTTCATTCGGAGGATTCAATTCCTTGTTTGGCATTGGTGGTAACAAAAAAGAGGTCGAGGAAGCTATCAACAGACTGACAGACCGAAATGGAACACTACAGACCGCCATTGAGGATTTGACAGATGTAATGGAAGCCAGCAAGGGAACAAAGTCTGTTTCTGCATATGCCGATGCAAAGAAGCTGCAAAAAGAGACGGAAGAAAACTATAAAAAAATTGCACAGGAACAGGCTAGATATTCAAGTGCTCATCATAGCTGGAACTACTACTGGGGTGGATTTAACCAAGAAGAAATCTCTCGTTTAAGCAATCAGATTGGTAGAAATTGGAACGGTGATATATGGTCACTTTCTCCCGAAGAGATGAAAATGCTCCGCAGTAATGTTGACATGTGGGAGAAAATTCAGAATACAGGGAAGGGCGGTTACGGAGAACGTCTTTCTGAAAAATTGGATGATTATATCGACCAAGCAGGTAAGATGGAGGAGCTGACTAATAAGTTGTATGAAGGACTAACCGGAATATCTTTCGACTCTATGTATGATAGCTTCATAGACAATCTTATGGATATGAAATACGATGCGAAGGCGGCAGCGGAAGATATATCGGAATACTTCATGCGCGCCATGCTTTCCAATAAGATTGGTGAATTGTATAGCGATAAACTTGAAGGATGGTGGAAGAAATTTGGTGCCGCCATGGAGGATAATGAACTGACTGAAGCTGAAAGGGAGGCTTTGCAGGATGAGTATATGCAATATGTAGAAGAAGCCATGAAGCTTCGTGACGAGCTTGCCGCAGCAACTGGATATGACAAGATTTCTCAAGAATCTACTTCCCAATCTTCGACTTCCAGAGGGTTTGGTACCGAAATGACGCATGAGGACGCCGGAGAACTAAGTGGTAGGTTTACTGCTTTACAGATTGCAGGGGAAGAAGTCAAGAATCAGAATGTAATTCAATCTCAATCTCTGAACTTGTTAACCGCCAAGGCTGACACTATACTCTCTGTTAATACAGAGACAAGAAATATCGCTGACGACACAAGGGATTTGATAGCACAGTCTTATCTTGAACTGGTGCAGATTTCGGAGAATACAGGGGCAATCGTCAAACCTATTCAACAGATGCAAAGAGATATAGCAGAAGTTAAAAAGAATACAGCAAAATTATAGTCTATGAATGAATTATTGATAAATAACAAGGATGCTTACGCTTTATGGGGTGTGAGAATGGGAGAGGGGTTTCTTGATGTAATTGGGGCAGCCGTCCCCATGAAAGGCTTTATTGAGAGTAAAAGCCGACTTGAACATGGGAAACGGGTAATAATTAGTAATCCTAAAGTCGATGAGAGGGAAATAACTCTTTCGTTCACTATCGAGGGTAATTCTCAGTCAGATTATCAAGCAAAGAAGAAAGCTTTCTTTGATGAGCTGTATAAAGGTGTGGTTGATATTAAGATTCCTGCTAATAGTAGCGAGGTTTACCATCTTATTTATACTGGCAAGAGTGTCACTTATGCTCAGAGCTTAGATAGGACTTTTGGTAAGATTTCAAGTAAGTTTTCGGAGCCGAATCCGGCTAATCGAACCTAATTCACGACATTGGTTTTATTGTCGTGTATAAGAGTGCCCAATTTTAGGCACTCTTTTTTTTATCCCCGAACTTTGGGGTATTATGATAGTAGACATCAAAAACATATCGGGTGCCATTCTTCTTTCAACCACTCCCAACGAAGGTTGCAAGCGGAAGCTTACGCTCCAAAAAGAGGATTACATACTTTTGAAATTCTCTTTGGAGAATCCCATATACTTCAAGCTCGGAACTTACGTTGAATGCGACTTTGGACTATTTGAAGTGTGCGATTTGCAGAGTCCTACCTTCAACACCGATAACGCAGGCTATGATTATGAACTAAGACTTGATGCTCACTACTGGAAATGGAAAAATAAAATCTTCAAATATACCCCGGAGACATCTGGGCAGGAAGCGTCCTGGAGTCTGACAGCTCCACTCAACGTACAAGCAAGTATAGTCCTGAGAAACTTGAAAGCTCTTGGTTATACTTACAAAGGACAGGATTTTGATTTTTCCATTGACAGTACGGTCGAGAACAAGTCTCTGTTAATGACTTATGATAACACCAATATCTTAGATGCCTGTTTTGAAATGGCGAAGAAATGGGATTGCGAGTGCTGGGTGACAGACAATATTATCCACTTCGGTAAATGCGAGTTTGGCGACTACGTGAATATGGAAATCGCTAAGAACGTGGGGGAAATGTCACGCTCCGAATCCCAGTCAACCTATGCCACCCGTATCTATGCTTTCGGCTCGACAAGGAACATTCCTGCCAACTACCGTCCCGTTGACGAAGCGGTGGTGGTAAATGGTGTGGTGCAAAAAAGATTGATGCTACCCGAAGGAACTCCGTACATAGATGCTTATCCGAACATGAGCACAGAGGAAGCTATCGAGCAAGTGGTTATCTTCGATGAAGTCTATCCCCGGAGAGTTGGAACTATGTCGGACATCACTACCAAGGAATATACCGAAACCATTGAGAATGCTGATGGAACGACTACCGAAAAGAAGTGGGACGCTTACCGTTTCAAGGACACAGGGATAACTTTCTCCAAAGATTATATCCTCCCCGGTGAGGAATTGACAATCATCTTCCAGTCGGGTAAATTGAACGGTATGGTGTTCGCTGTAACCTTTGATCCCGACGGTAAGGATGAACAGCTTTGGGAAATTGTCCGAAACGAGGATTACGGTCGCCCGTTGCCCGATGAGGTGCTCATCCCCGAAGACGGCGATACCTACGTTTTGTCAGGTTGGGATTCAACCAAAATAACAGAATTAGGACTTGTATCCGCTGCCGAACGGGAACTGAAGGAAGAGGCTGAAAAGTACATTGCCAAATCTAAGATAGACCCGAACACCTACAACTGCACGATGATGTCCGATAACGCATACAGCGAGGATGGAATGCATAATCTCTACGGTATCGGTCAAAGGGTGAACCTCATAAACAAAGCCTATTTCGAAAACGGAAGGCTGTCGAGGGTTATCGGGTTCGAATTCAACCTTGATAAGCCTTATGATTCCCCCGTATATACTGTCGGGGAAACTGCTGCCTATTCCCGCATCGGGGAACTAGAGGACAAGGTGGAAAATCTCACTCTCAAAGGGCAGGTTTATACAGGTGGAAGCGGTAGTGGTGTATATGTGATAAGAAGGAATGACTCCACTCCTGCAACTGACAGCAATGTGTTCTCGGCATTGCGTTCGTTATCAATGTTTCTTCGTAAAGATAAACTAGATTTCACTAATTACCTATTGAGGTTATTAGGAGGACTAGAGGTTGGCGAAGCCATAGACTCACTAACTGCGGGCAAGGGCATAATCGCGGATAATAAAGGGAGGATACAGGCTGACCGCATGGAGTTGCGGTCATCGCTGACCGTTTTGGAGATAATTTTTAATCGCCTTTCAGCTATGGAAAGTGATTATTCATTTTCCGAGTCAGGGACTATTGAGAGTGTCGAACTGTTGGAAGATGGTACCTATCGTTTACCGCTTCGTAAACGTTGGGAGAATGATTTCACAGCCTTGGACGAGAATGATGTTGTTTACGGCATGGTAAACAACCTTGCCTCCGGAGGTGGTGATTATTACACTTCATGGCTCCGTGTGCTGAATGTGAATACAGTATCTAATACCATCACTGCGGTCTTGTATCCAGACGATGAAGTTCCAGGAGGCAAAAACTATCCACCGGAACCCCTAATGATATTATCTCATCGTGGTAATCCGGTGAATGAAGATCGTCAGGCATATTGGTACCTATCTTCCCGTGAGAAGTGTATCTGCATGCTCGATGGAGTAACGAAACCTATACTGGAAGAGAATAACTATGCCATCATTATAGGCAAGTTAAAACAGTTGTCACTGTTTGACAACCTGCCGATCAACTACCGCCATAGCTATATCTACTGTCGTGGTATCGCTATTCAGGACTTGTTACGCATAGACTATCAAGGTACACCAGTTCGTTCTGAGAATAATCGGGGTCCGTGGTCATCTGAGGATGCTGTGAACAATCCCTATCAGTCTACAGACACAGTTTATGATGCAGTCTATCATGTCGGCTGTAAATGGATGTGCCTGGTTACCGGAACACTTCAGGAACCCAAATGGAATGCAACTGACTGGGCACAGATTGAAGGCAATTCAGAACTGAGTCTCGCGTTCTCTTCCAATAATGGCTATAACTTCTTTGCCGGTAAGGTC